TGGCTCGTTAATACCGCCACCGCCTTGGAAATAAGCCTCTTTTTGTTTTAAAGCATCTTTGGCTAATTGCACAATGGCATTACGTCTCATAGCTCTATCTTCAGCTTCGGCACGAGCGAGCATCTTCTTACGCTCTAATTCGTCAGATGGATCAGCAGATCCTGGAGATGGGTGCATTCCGTCTACTGGACCAACACCAGGAAATGGAGACTGACCAACCATTTGCTTATCTTCGTGATCACGAAGCTGCTCATTTAGTGGGTCTTTTGGATATTTTACTTGACCTGGAGTAGGTTCGTTACCACCACCACCACCTTGGAAATATCCTTGCTTATTGATTTCTTTTGATCCAGACATATTTTCCTCTTGTTTTTTTATAGAAGTAGTTCTTGCTAACTTATCCAGGCTTATCTTCATTTGATGAAGCCTTGTTTCAATTGAGGCAGTGACCTCTTGAAGTTCGGCAATTGATTCCACATCAGTAGTAATAGTTTCTTTCTGTGCAGATGCAAACCTAGCGGTTTGCGGAGTTTGGAGTGCCAATCCAGAATCTGTCGGGGCGCCTTCTTCCATGGCAATAGTTCCTGACGATTGATTAAATGCTAAAGAATTAGTATCTTTTTCAGAAATTTTTGTATTTTTAAATTCTTGTAGTTTAACAAAGGCTTCTTGAATATCACTTTGAAACTTATCTAAGTCAGAAGCGTTAATGTTAAATTGTGCGCCACAACCACCTTCATCTCCTTGTGGATCGCTAACATTTAGCGTAGCAGAGTATTTTAAATCTGCTAATTTTTCAAGTTCTTTGGCACGATTTTCTAAGTAAGTATCCATTGTATTAGCGGCAGCAATAATATGTTTAATATTGGCCTTTGGATCGGCACCATTTACAACAATAGATAGTTCAATTGGATTAAGATCTATGTTGATTTCACCATAACAACTTTTATTCTTCATATGATTACAGAAGTCAGCTTCTACGCGAGCAACTCGACCACAATCATAACAAATGGCTCTTCCTACTGCAGTTCCCATAGAGACACAATTAGAAACACCCGTGGAAATTTTTCTAGCTAACTCTGGATAGCTTGCTTTGTCTAAAGCGCATAAAGCGATAACTCTTTTACGATCACGATCATAAACTGTATCAACAATAAATCCTCTAACATGATCAACTGAACTTGATTTATGATCCACGCATAGAGGTTTATGCTTCCATTTTTTATAAGCTTTAACTAATTCTTCTTCTGGAAAAATATCGCCATTAGAATTTTTATATGGCTTAACATTAGGATCACTAGATAACCATTTCCAGGTATTACCGCTTTTATCCCAACCAACTTGAACGGCTTCTCCCTTGAGAGTTAGTCGAGGTGTGCCATCTTCATTGAGACTGGCTGCTTCAGCAGCGTGCATCATGACAGCACTAAAATATAAAAAGTCTTCTGCTTTTGGGGCAATTTTTTTGAGATTAACGGCAAATTTTCTAAAATTATCTAATACTTCTGCACTTACTTCTGGAATACAAGATTCCATACTCTCAAGTCTAATTTCATGTGCTTCACCTAGTTTGATTATGGGCATGTATTAACTCCCTGACTTCTTCTTAGTTGAAGAATCAGTTGATTCATTAGACTGCTTGACAATCTCTTTAGAAACATCACTAACGGCCTTCTTCTGATCTTCAGTCAGATTATCTTCGTTAACAACATTTAGTATTTTTCCATCACCACGCTTAATAAACATAAATTCTCCAAACGGGAGGGCACATAGGTATAAGGTATTATTGCTACAATTTTCAAAATACTGTTCTGAAAGTTTCATATATTATATTTCAATATTACCAGTCTTAAGTATTAGACTCAATTTCCTACTGTACTTTTTTCCTCTATTGATTGGTTTAATTGATCTTGCCTCTTTTTAAAGAGATCCACAATAAGTGGGGTTTTCTTTTCTATCTTCATTTGTAAATCATTGCTAACAGAATCCACCCAATTGGTTGCCAAAATATTAGTTTGAATATGTGGCTTTATTCTTTCATCAATAATTTCATCTACGCTATCACACTCTTTTTGAATATCTTCAATGGCTGATACTACATTTTTAGTAAAATCTTTTGATTGCAAATCGGTAAATAAATCTGCAAAATGATTAACTTTTACCTCTAAATCATCAATAGAAGCAATATATGATTTCATTAATTTAAGAGTTTGAGTGTCAGTGGAAAATGTCTGCATTAAATTAACACATTCAAATGATATTTTTTTAAATTTATCAAAATTGTCGATAGATTTATCCCTAAAACGTCTAATGACTGCACGTGCTTTCATAACATCATCTTCTGTCATATCTGGGTTATCTTTGAATGGCGTCTTCATAATATCAAGATAATCAGAAGATTGAGATAAAGTATTTTCAGCAGACTTAAAATACAAAAGAGCTTTTTCTGCCTGTTGCTTTTCGCTATCAGACACATCATAACTCATTTGAACTGAATAAGCTTTTTTTATCATCGATTTAACCATACTAGCTTGGTCATATAAAAAACCACCAACTGGTTCAGCAGGACCAACGCCATGAACACCGGCATCATTATTATATATGCCAGATAATGGTACACCATTAATTGGACCTTGGTAATAATCGTCTTTATGACGGGCTAACTCTTTTTTATCCTCTTTATAAGCTTGATAATTTTGACGAGTTGGAGATTGATCATTTAAATTTTTATAAACAGGATCTTGTGGATTACTTTGTGTTTCGTCTAAATAAGGTGAAAAAGAACCCTGATGTGCTTCGTCTAAAAAGCTATCACGATTGTCACCCACATAAGTTCTTTCATTAGAAACTATATCAGCATTATTAGTATCATTACTTTTCTTACATGAATGAATGATTTTTTCATACAAATGTACAATTTTAGGAGGTAACTTAATACCAAATCCTAAAGATTTGGCTTCTTCAATAGCTTTTTCTGGGCTAACTCCAAAATATTTGCATTTTACTAAAGCTACTGCAAGTCCTGTTCTATCTTTGCCATAATGACAATGAACAAAAGTAGGTCCGCCTTCTAAAAATAATTTTTTTAGATCAAGGGATAGAAAATGCGATAAGCTTTGACGTTCACCACTCAAATATATTTTTTCATGATGGATGCCAAGTAATTTGCAAATACGATCAATTTTATCACCCGTTTCTTTATCTAAACTAACTATTTTTTTAATACCTAAATTGTCTTGAAGTTGTTTTACGTCCTGAATAGTAGGGGCGGAGCCTCGATACAATACATGCGGAACAACTGTTCTAAATCTATTAATCATAAGGCGCTCGATAAGCTGTTAAGAACCTGTCTTACATAACTAGCATCTTGATTAAAAAGGACATGTTTAACGAAAGTAATAGCCTGTCCATAAGCTGCAACTGATGGTAATTTTTTAGATGATATTTCTGCCTCACTCATAGTGGCAAATTTTTGTTTTAGAACTTGCATGGCCCGTAAACGCTTCTCAGGAGGCACACGGTTCATAATGAACTTAACAATATCGGATAAGTATTTTCCAACTTGTTCTGCATTTCCCAATTCTGCTATTGCAGCAAACTTAATCATCTTCTTATTTAATTTAATTGGATATAGTTTATGAAATTTAAGAACTGTATTTTGCAAAGCTACTTTTTCTGGTTTATTTATTTTACCTTTAACAGCTTTATCAAATTGATATTTAAAAATATTCAAAAATGATTTAACTTGTTCTGGATTTGCTTTTTGACGTAACTTACGCATAATAGCAGAATAAGCAAACTCATCAATATCAGTTAAATCAATAACTGGCGTATCATCAGCATGTGACTTATCTAAATGTTTAAAAAACTCTACTTGTTTAAGTCGTTTTTTAGCTGCTTTTTCAGATCTAGATGTACCTAAATTTTTACCCTTTTCAGAAAGCACACGAAACTTACCGTTTGATAATTTGCTAGTTTTAGCAATTTTTACCAAATCCTGTAAACACTCATTTTCATAAGTATTGACCAGCAGTAATAGTGTGTCGATATTGTTCATTTTTTATCAGGTGGTACATTACTTCTTATATTTCCAAATGCACTTTTAACATCTAAAGTTTCTTTGCTACGTAACATCATATCTTCCATAGTACCATTACCATCAACTTCATTCAAAGCTCTAATAGCTCTTTCATTAACAAACATCATATTTCCTAATTGTAAATGATGATTTTGTGCTACGAAAGCGCAATTAAGTACTAAACATTCACGATAAGCTGCCACTACTTTACCACAAAATACAGCCGGATAGGTAGTAGATATTTGTTCGGTACTAACATCTTCATAAGCATCACCCACATAAACTTCAATGAATTTGTCTTTGAAAATAACAGCCAAGAACTCAGCAAAAGTTTTGCCGGTACCTTGACACTGCTGTATAACGTCTATGATTTGATTTTCCGATACCATTGTGTTTCCTTAGATAAATTTGAGTAGGAACTTCCTGTAGTTAGTATCAGCAGTTCTTAAGCTGATTGGTTGATAATATGACTTTTTATCCATAATACAATCGGTAGTAATTGTAATTCCACCTATTTTAATAGTTGCTTCTTTAAAAGTTTCGGCTATAACCTCTGTCATTTGCTTAACTGCGGCAAAACATTCTCTATGAGGTCCGGCAATTTTACATTCTACTTCAACTAAATGTCCATCCGTATATGGATACGTAGTTGCCAATAAATCTTCATCTAAGGCTGTGCATAAAATACGAGAGAACTCAATAGCATCTGTATATTCAGGAGCCGATATCTTTATCAAAATATCATGATTTGGCAAAGCTTGTTTGTATAGTTTTTTTAATGAGACATTTGCGGCCTTAGGTAACATTGAAAGAATATCATCTAAAATAGCCATTTCTTGATTATTAGTATTGTTTGGAGCTGAAGAGGCTATTGGAGCTACAACATTTGCTGAGGGCGAGGCTGGAATTTTTCCTGACATAGCTACCTCATAACCATTAGACTTGTTGACTTTATTGAACTGTGCCTGTATACCCGCAGTATATGTTTTTTCATCTGCTCCATAATATCCTCCAGCCTTCAAAGCTTTAGAAAAAGCAGTTGGATCTGGATGTATGATATGTTGAAAAGCGCCAGCATAACGCTTGTTGTTCAATAGTTTAAAATAATCTTTTACTCCAGTTTCTAAATTGGGGTAAGCGCGAAATTTTGCAGTGTAATAAACTTTATCATGCTGAGCATTATAATGCCAGTCTTTAGATTGCCAATAATCGAAGCCATCCCCTTGAGTATGTGTAATATTTCCAACATTGTAATTATACATGTTGGCACGATTACCTGTTTCCAAGTTATTTTGTGCTAAGATCATAGACACTTGTTCTTTAGATGGTGTATTTCCAAACATGCCTTTCCAAACAGCAATAATGGCTTGTGCCATTTGCGATTCAGATACGCTTGTTTTAACCATCTCAACTCTTTTGTCCATTTAGATTAAGCCTTAATCTGTTTAACTAAAGCAAAAAGTTTAATAGCGGTTTCTGTGTCTTTGCTTTGTATGGAAGATGCGTATTTAGAAATGAATTTAGCTAATATACAAGGATCTTCTTGACTCATAGCCTCCAAGGATTCATAAAACTTACGATGAGCAAACACGCCATCATCTGCTTTTTTAGGTTTGGTATTTGGATCAGGAATAGTATCGTGTTTTGGAGGCGCTGGCGTAGCTCCACCGCCTATATTTACAGTAGGAGACTCTGCAAGCTCCCTATTGTCTTCCATAGGTTGTTCATGAATTGGGATACTAACCTCTGGAGCTTGAGCCGGTGTAACAACAGTGGTAACAGGAACAGCACCGCCTACTTCAGTAGCAGGAGGTGTTTTTCCATTTTCAATTTGATCTTTAATAGCCATAAATGGTGCAATAGCATCTTTATAATAAGCTCTAAATCCTTTGGGGCCACTATCAAATTTGGCATATTCTGATTTAATTTTAGCGGCAGCATTAATATAATCATCTGGTCTACGAACCGCTCTAGCAGTAGCCATTTCTTTCAAAGCAGATATTGTTATTGCTAATAAATTAAAAGCACTCTCTACTAATTTAGGGCCACCATCACGTATAGCCTTAGTCTCTTTAGGATACTTTTTTTCCCAAGCTGCTAATGAACGGCCACGAGTAGAAAATGTATTATGAAAAAAATCCATAATACCGGCTTCTTTAACTAATTTATATTTAGAATTTGCACCCATATATTGTCTTAATTCTTTAATCTTATCTTCATCAACACCTTCAAATAAGAATTTGCTATGAATTAAATTAACTTCAAGATCTAATTTATTAAGCAGAGTAACTACATTGGCCATCTTTTTATGAAAACGTCCCAATTCAGAGACGCCCATAATATACTCTCTTTGATTAAAATTAGTTCGAGCATTTTTTAAAAGATCTTTGGCAGAAAAATTATCACTAGGAGTATCCCCATGATCTCCAACTTTAGTTCCTGATAATTCTGAACGAATTTGATCGTCAATTTCTACAAGATTTTCCATTACTCTATTTAATTCAGGAGTAAAATATCCCTCTAATGCCTTACTAGGTGCATTAAGTTTCTCTCTTAATTGATTAAAAGGATTTCTTTTAGTTTCCCTATTATATAAACTTCTTCTAGTTTGTCTTTGAGCATTTTTTTGCATAGAAACCCTTCACTTATAAGCAATTAGATAAAACTATACTAAATTATGTAGAGGGACACTTAGTCTAATTTATAATTATGTTACTGGAGCTGCCGGAGGCTGACCTCCGCCTGCACCATCACCTGAAGGCGGAGCTGCTGGAGGGGCTGTGGGACCGCCTGCTGGCGTTCCAGTTGGAAGAGGAGGCAATCCTCCACCCAATCCTAAATCTGGTAAACCTCCTCCTGGTGGAGCACCGCCTGCAGTTTCTCCTGGTAGAGGAGCTTCTTCAGCAGTACCTTGAGTTTGTGGTTCTGGAATTTCATCTTCTTCATCCAAAGCACGGATAGAGTTTAAATCCATTGTATCCAAAGCGGCTACTTCTTTCTTAGCAATAGCAATTTGGATACTTTCTTGACGCATTTTTCTAATTTCATCTTCATATTCTAGCCCCATAGAACGATACAAAGTATGTAAAGAGGCTCTCTTAGCATCTGGAGTAGATCCTTGCGTTAAATTAACTAAATTTTGAATATAATCTCCAGCATCGAATAATGCCATATGATTCCAATCAATTTCTGGAACAATAAGTTGTTTTTCACCACCTGAATAATCATAAAATCCCTGAATTTTAGAAATGGGAGCAAAAATTTTATTCTTTAGCCAATGAGACATCATATTTCTAAATTGCATGTAACGTTGTTTCAATAAATCTAAAGCTACACCACCATTTGCATAAGTAGTATCTGCACCACCATCCATCATAACTTGCGGAACTTGTAATCCTATAAAAATTTCCTTAATCAATTGAACGATATCGCCAGCAATATCAAAAATACCTTGGCCATAACCTACTCTAGTGACATCTACACCTTCATGAGTAAAAATCTTGAAATCTTTATCATATTGAGCCTCTTCAAAAACACTTCTCCAAGCTTCTAAATCAGCAAATGATGGCTTATAATCTGCCGATCCAACTTTGACTAAAGTTAATGGATTAATCATATTATCAGCTTGTGCATATTTAGACTCTCTTAATTTATCAAATAACATTAATTGACGAAAAATGCAAACTGGCAAACCAGTCCCTCTAATTTCATACGGACTAATCCTATGAGCTAAATGAGAAACGTTAAAATTATCTAATGGAATATTTTCTCCACGTCTAACTGAATCTATAATATGCTGATTTAACTGTTTACGTTGTTCGATATCATTTGGTTTATTGGAAAAAATAATCTTTTTAAGATTATCATCTGGGCGTAACATAATAATAGGTTCATCAGCTACTACAGTGCGTTTAACAATCATAAAATCTGGATTTTGAATATGAAGACGTCCCCATTTACCTTTACCCTCATCTAATTCTGCATATACGAAAGCCTCTCCCAATAACCAGTATTCTTGAGCGATTTGAACGCAAACATTCATTAAATCAATTTCTTCAATCATATCATCAAAAAATTTTTCAATGTCTTTATTTGGACACTTAATAGAAAGTTTGCTAATTGGATAGGTGCTATGCAAATTAATAGCATTGCTAACAAATGGGTTAAGGGCAAAAAAACTACGGCACCATGCATTAATAGTTGCGCGATCTCTTGGTAAATTAAGATTGCTATTCAGCCATAATGGAGAATATACCTCTGGAGTTTGTTTAACAGAATCTCCATGAATACCACGGAACATTCCGCCACCACTACTAACTACTTGTCCCATTTTCTTAATACCAATGGAAGAAACAACATTAGAAGCTGAAGTAGGAGCTCCTTCTCCCATCATTTTACCATTATAGTGGGGTCCAGATCCGTCCTTGAAATAACCTTGATCTACTTCATCAGAAAGAATAATTCTTCTCTCTTGAGAAACACCATGTGCCATAATAGCACTTACTTGAGGAGTGGTATTCCTGTTTTCCATAAACCTTGCTGAAAAAGAAGGATCATTTCCTAAACCTGATTTTTTTATGCCGGCCATATTATTCCTGTTCCACTATACCTTCTACTATACTCTAAATATGATATATCAGTAGTTGACTTATAGTTAAAACTTTCTGGAGATATAGCCGCTAAGTACCATTGGTTTATTCAAATTTTTAACAGTTTGCGTTAATGGATTATTATTGGTAAAACCACGAGTAACTAGAAATTTATAAGCTATATAAGCATTTAATAGTGCCATAAACCCATCGTTTGGAGTGTTGCCCTTAACATAATGTAAAGAAGGATCTCCATATTTAGAAATGGATGCCTTAATTTCCATACTAGCGCAATGCTCAACTAACCATCCAACTTTTTCATAATCTCCATATGGAAATCTAATCATACCCTTCTTCATTTGCTCATATAGCTCTCCAATATAATGATCTCTTTCAAAAACAATTTCTTTTGGAAAAGAATCTACATTGAATTTAACATGATCATTTACTTTATTATGAGCACGTGAAACTAAATACCTATCTCCATAAGTATTATGAAGGATAGATGAAAAATCATTAGAGAAACCAATATCTCCCACCGCCAATTGAATACCGTATTGTCTCATTAGTTGATCAATAATTCCCTTTTTACTTTCCACATCATTACGCTTAAACTTAGTGGCAAATTCTATAGATAATAAACCGGGACCTTTAGATAATAAAACTACAGCTGTACTAAAAGATTGTCCCTGTTGTTTTCTGTTGTCTGGATCGGCTAGCTGCTCCATATCCGAACGAGCACCATAATCAATTCCTACTACACATATTTGCTGGGTGAGACCTGGTGTATTAGTAATTTTAGAGCTAAATTTTCTTTCCGTATCACCACAAAGCTGTCTAATTTCTTCTGGCGTAATAGGAGATGAATCACCTTGAAAAAATTCTCCCAAAACTTCATTCATAAATATTCTTTTAGTATTAATTGGATGTTTGCCTGGCTTTTCTTTTTCAATAGACTCTCTGGTAAACATTGGCATATATAGTTGATTAATATGAAAGCCAATCATTTGACAATCTGGATCATCTGAATTCATAAGACCCACCCATTTACCACGTTCTGCTGCTTCTAATTTATCTTGTTCATGACCACAATGAGGACATTTAACAATGAATCCATGAATCCAAATTTTTTCCCAACTTGGTATTTCATCATCAGCAGCCTCTGACTCAGCTGGAGTATATAGTGGGAAAAATTTTTTACAACCTTCGCAGCCTAAATGATAATATTGTTGCGAAGAGGTTTCCCACATCTTATGGAAATCAGAGCCCTTACGTCTTGGGGTTCCAAAGTAAACTTGAACTCCCTTAGATGGCTGACCGTATTTAGCTGTGGTTAAAATCTTAAGAGCGTTTCCAATGGCAGTACCAGTAGTTTTTTGAACTTCATCAAAAAATATAATATCGGCTGTACGACCCATAATACGATCGGCATCAATGCCGGTTGATTCAATCCATAAATGGTTACCACCTTGAAACTGCTTAAAATGCAAAGAATCATTGGTGGCCGTAGATTGATCTAATAGCTGCTGCATATAAGACTTAGTACGTGTACCTGCTTTTTTCTCAGTACCTTCTGGAACCTTAGATTGAGTAATCATTTGATTAAGCTTAGTCTTTGAATAAGCTGCCGCTAAGTCTAATTGTGGAAAAGCGTGAATAACACGAATAGGTGGCCTAAAACCATCACCAAATAATCCAGATCCCATAAAATACATCTCTAAAGCTGAAGCCATGGTGGTAGCTCCAACCTGACGACCTTTAACTATAATGATTGGTTTGGAGTTTTTCTCTAAAGCTTTAACACCAATATAACGATATATTTCGGCAAAAGGTTTGTATCCATTGCCACTTAGCTTAAATGGAGCTCCATCAAGCGTTAAGTACTCTTCCGAGAAACTGACAGGATCAAGCATTAATAGCTGTTTTTTCAATTTCTCAAATAGCTCTTTATTTTCTATATTTAATGCGTTCACATTAAAGATGTGGCAAAATTACTATAACCAAATATAAAATGAATTCGGGCACTTACAGCTTAGCGGGCATTAATGCGTTAAAAGCATCCGTATTAGAGGCGTCAACATCAGTGTTATCCATAGAACGATCTCCTTGGCCTAAATTTCTATAGTTCTCATAATTAGTTGGATTATTTTTCTTAGCATTTAGATTCATTAAACTAACTAAACGAATAAGCTTCTCATCTTCCCAAGCATTTTCATCGGAAACATCACCAGCATGAATGCTATGCAAACGTGAGATAATAGCGGGAACAGAAATATTCCCTCTAGTATCCTTAACAATATTTTCTAAAGTATTTAAAATGTCTCTTTTTTCTTGAATAATTTTGGGAAGTTTGTTATTTACCGGCGCTTGTTGGGCGGTCTTTTTAGGTTGAGATGGAGTCTTGTCATGAGAAACTTTTACATGGTCCAAATATGAAGACAATCCACTACGCTGCATCATATCATCTACTGCAGCTTGTACAGAAGGATATTTAGACTTAGTGTTCATAATAGAAGAGATTTGATCGTAAGTGCTATCTCCTCGTGGTTGAACACTGGTTTTCTGTAAAGTGGCTTCAAATTCTTTCAGCCAATGATCTTCACTATAAGATTCATCAGATTGCTTGCTGATAACGGAGTTATATCTTTTAGACATTATTAACCTCTGTAATTTGCTGCCCAATCCATATTGTCAGTATCCCAAACTTCCATATCATCATCTGGCATGAAACCACGATCTTGACGAAGAGGGTATCCCATATCAAATAGTAATTGTTGAACTTCAGCTTGTTCACGTTCATTAAGCTTGTATCTATCTACTTGACGCTTGTATAAATCTTCAATATCATGTCCTGCGGAAACAGTACCATTGATACAAACGCGAGCCACTCTGGAAATCAAAAGTGGAACAGTAACATAGACACCTTGTACGCCTGTGATTTTTTGGGCTTCTTTAATAAATCCTTCATCATCAACTTCGTATTCAGCGGACTTTTTACGTTTACGAGAAGACTTCTTGGTTTCTTTGACCTTATCAAGACGAGCTTGTAATCTAGCCAAACCTTCATCTAGTTGTGAACGAACTGCTTCTACTTTATTAGCATCTAGTTCACCGTCTACATCCATTCTCATAGCCTTAGAAATTTCATTATCTAATCTATCGAAATAAGCCATAGCACGTTCTAAACCGGCAGAATCATAACCAGAATGCTTAGGTACATCATCTATTCTAGATTTAACCCAAGCTACGAAACCGTGAGGGCCGTGAGCAGACCAATTCCATTTATCATTTTTACCATTCCCTTTTTTAGCATCATTAGCATCTTCTTTTTCTTCTACGTGCATAGAAGGGGGTTCAGAAACTTCAAGGACAGGTTCTGGATCTTTGGTGCCAGGAGGGGCGCCTGGTAGTTCATCTACTACAATTTCAATCTCTATTGGTTCAGAAACCTCAAGTTCATGAGCCATTTCATGATGTTCTCCAGAGTCATGACGACTATGTACCTCATGGACATCTGCCTGCAATTGTGATGCCGGCGAAATCGGATCTATGACAAATAGTTCTTGTGCGGTTGATTTTAAAGTCATTTAGGTACCTCAGTAATACTTTCTTGATATGATTATATGCAAAGATATTGCTTGGTTAAATGCCTGCTGACCATTGGTTTGTATACATTTGCGTACCAATGTCTGAAGTAGTATCATATGGCTGCTCTACTTGCTCAGTTTCCACTGCGTCTAAATCGGAGTTAGGATCTATACCATCTGGTAATCCAAACAATTCAGATTCAGATGGGTTTAAATATTTATTAGCTAATTCATCTAAATCATCTTTACTAAGAGAGGATGGCCCGGTATCTTCTGTGTAATCTCTGCCAAAATCTAATTGCTCTGGGGTTTTACCCTCAAAATCATTTTCTGGAAAATAAGGTCCTTCTCCAACTAAACCTCCATAAGGTTCATTTTCTACAGTAATGGGAGAAGATTTGATTTGGTCATCAATTGGAAAATCTATATGATTGATATCTTTATTCTTTTTTAAGTTCATTATAGCGGCAGGCCCATGGTTGCCCTCTTCTCTAAACTCTTCTACGCTATCAACTTTTCCATCACTCATTTCCTGATATAAACCTTTACCTAAATCATAATTAGGTCCAGCTATTTTAATAATTCTTTCAAAAATAGAAGCGCGAGCCTTAATACCTGGATTCGTTTTAACTCTTTTACCATTATCTAATTGCCATGAATCATCGGCCACATATCTGGGGATCAATCTTTTACGGCGAGCCTCTAGAAACTCCGCAACGCTTTTATAATTTTGCAGGCCATGGTATCCGGTGCCAGGACCCACATGTTCCATTCCGGGAACTGTATACGAATCGTAGTTGCGATAAAATGGCTCTTCGAAACGAGGCTGCACCACCAAAGCCGGATCTGACTTATATTTCTTTTTGCCGTGGGTCGGTTCATTGACACCACCGCCACCTTGGAAATAAGCTTCACGAGTAATGGCTTTGACAATTTTATCTATCACTTCTTTAGCTTTATGAATAGCGGAGGGTTTAGTAAGCCCTTCAGTTGACATGTACCCTTCAGAGTCTCCATCTTTAGAAATCTCGGCGATCCAATCTCCATCCTCTTCAAACACCTTTATCTTAAAGCCTTTGTATTCTGTTATTTCAGACATTGACTTTTCCTTTAACCTGAGCCACATAGTATGGATAAGCCTTCTCAGTAATAGGTATGTGGTTCCACAAATTCATTTTAGTAATTAAATGACTGGCCCTATCAGCATCTCTAGTAAAAGCTTCATTTAACTTTTCTGTCATAGATTTTTCAGTAGATATCTTAACTGTTTGTGGGTTCTTACTTACAAAATCTATAATGGCATAATCTACATCGAAACCTAACTTGCAAGCTAAGTAAATAGCTCTAACAACTCTATTCCTATTAGAGGTTAAAGTAATCTCAGGAGATAAACAAGTTTTTATTTTATGGTCTTTAATGTCTTGAAATCCATGATGTGTAGGATCTAAAATTTTATTAAGGTCCATTGTTAGTAATAAAGAGTTACAGGTGAAATCTCTACTATACATTTCTCTTTGCAAATTGGTTGGATTTTTAATACCCATTTGTTGCAAAAGATGGTCTATATTTGGAACCATAAAATTAGAAGAGAAGTCTACTTTTAAACTGCCGATGAAAATACTACTATGTCCATCTTTCATAGTTTTTCTGGTTACGTTGTACTTTTTTCTAAATTCAATATAAAATTCTTGGGATAGATAATCTACTGTCTTATCTCCGGTAGTAATATCTATGTCGGCAACATTTTCTAATTTACCCATATACTTATCTCTGGGAGTACCTCCGCAAATCATAGGAGTAGATGCGCCAATTTTTTCCTGCACAGATTTCATGTCTTGAAGTAGTTCTCGAAGTTTCATTCATTAGCCCAATGGTCTTGGAATTGGAGCCTTGGCAGGAACGGCTGGAGGAGCGCCCAATTCTCCCAATTCTACTTCAGGAGTTTCTTTACCTTCTCCACCTTCTAACTCTTGTGCAGCCTGATCTTTTCTCATTTGCTTACGTTGTTTTTCTTTAGTTTCATTTTCTGCAAGATTTCCTTTAATTCCAACTACCTCTGGATTATTGCTGTCTGGACCGCCCTTTAAATCAATAGCTTTGGTATCCATAGCTCCACGAAGTTTAGAAAGAATGTCCTCTACACGAGTAGAAATGTAGTTATTAGAATCTAACGCTTTATTTTGAGCCTCAGATAAAGATGGAAAATAAGATGCTAACCCTAAACTATCCAACATCATATCTACAATAGCTAATTGTCTTGGCACTTCTCTAACTTTGAAAATTTTAGCTAAATCTTCTAACTTAGCAACTACATCTGCTACCGTTAAATCAGAAAATACAGAGTCCACTTTATGATCAAAATTAGATAGAGTAATATTTTCATCATCTTGGTCATTAGGTTTACGAATATCATCTTCAGTGACTTCTAATGGGTCTTCAGTAGCTACAGGATTTTTAGTATTAGTATTTTTTTCTTTTGGAGTAATTTTAGGAATAAAAGATGGCGGATTTCTATCTGGAGTTGGCGAATCTGTCATTGGAATATCTTCTAAAGCAGCTGGCGGGATACCAGGTTTTGGAGAAGGTGCCATTTGAGCCTCTGAAACCATTAAATCATCTTCTGCATCATAAACGTCTAACTCATCAACTACTTCCAATTCATCCATACCGGATTTTTGATCAAAAGTTTCAAAATTATTTTTAAACTCAGCAATACCTGGAGCTTCGGTAGTAGCAGTAGGTGGCGTGGCTAGCAAAGAGTTAGCTGATGGAGGATTTTCATTTTGCGCACCGCCATCAGAAGGTGTTTGTGGATTAGTTCCTGGTGTAGTAGCAGGTAAACCAACCATAGTGCCAACTTGACCTGCACCAGATGGGTCTGGAGGAGATGGTGTAATTGGAATAGCACCGCCTTCTTGTTGTCCAGTAGCACCTTCTGCAGATGCGCCAGGAGTCTGAGCTACAGAATATAGCATGTCAGCAGCTTTTACAAAGCCTTTACGAGAAAGAACGTTAGCTTCACGCACGATCATATCTTCATACAAACGTGTAGAAACACTTAGTTTATTAACAAGTTGGACTTTCTTTTTAAGAGTATAAATAGCTTCCATTAGTTGCTCTAACTCATTACCAGCAAACTGCTGTCCTTCTGGAGAGCGCAAAAGCTTCTCTGCAGAATCCAAACGTCCAATAATTTTTTGACGTTGTTTTTCAATAATACTTCTCTTCTCTTCATTACGTTCTGATTCTAAACGAGCGTCTTCAATAGCATTGCCATCATATATTGATTCAGGTTCTTTTTGAGCATCTGGTTTAATGTGCAAGAAATAACCTGGCTGCCCATTTTCATACCAAACTTGTGCAAACTTGTATTTCATATTAGCCCCTTCATCATAAAACTTTAGCCAATTTAAAAAATCATAAACTTCCATTTTTTGCCAGCCTTGAGTAGCTGTACGAATAGCCTCTTTAAAAGGAAACCCTGCCTTTTGTTTATAATTTATATTCTTAAGAGCAAACATCCATTTTGTAATATCACGTTTACCCGGAATATTCTGGTATTGGTCATAATTTGGATAGGCTTTTTTATCTTTAAAAAAATCATCACCGAAAATAGAGGAGTTGATTGGTTTAAACTTATCAAACTTAATACCGTGCCTATCAAAAAACTCTAATAGTTTTTTAATTTTCTCATCAATTACTTCACCTTCAGACAAATTAATTGGGCGAGAAACAAATTCTTGAATTTGCTCTTTTGATGGCTTGTCTATAATAGGTGATTTTGGTTTTGGCATATTACTCGTTTAACTTTTTATTAATTGTTTCATTGAGAATTTTAGCCTCAGCTAACTTCATATCAGTATTAAGAACCGTCTCTGGAACTGGCATTTTAAGCTGGCTCATTTTTTCATTAAAAAGCTCCATGAACAACATAGAACTTTCAAGATCCAAATGAGATAAAATCTCTTTTATTACATCATGAAATACCGAAATATGCTGATCTACAGCTTGCAAAGTCACGTTGTGCTGAATAACTAAATCAGCAGATCCCTCTGTGAATTTATAATATTTTTCTAATAAACCGCCGAGCATTTCGGCGTAATCAATTAAAACACGATCAATTTTAGTATTAATATTGCGAGGATCTTCTTGAATTTCGTCAAAAACTTGTCCCAAACGTGTCTCAACAGCTACACATAAATGGGCAACCATGGCACGAACATCTAGTTCTTTACCGGCCAATTCTAACATTTTACCTTTATAAGCAGAGCTATTTTGAACTGCTAATTCTAATTGTTGCTCTGTATTAGTTGCTAATGCTTGTTTAGTATTAATCATGTCTTCACGAATCATACTATAAACATCTAAGTAATTATCTTTAAAAATTTTGATAGATTT